TAGGTTCAGGAGCAGTTGGTGAAATTTTTTCAGATTCATCTTCAAAATCGTCTGGATATTCTTCTTCGGATTCACTTTCAGATAATTCAATCTTTAGTATTTCGTTTCGTATATTTTTAAGTTCACCTTCATATTGCTCAACTAATAGTTTTGCTTTATTTACTTCTTCTTCATCAGAAATTTCTGCATTTTCTAACATTTCTTTTGCCTTAATAAGATTTTCTTTTGCTTCCTCTATATTAGTAGGCCCAGCACCGGCAGCAGGACCATCGCCACCAGACATACTATTTTCTAATTCTTCAGAACGTTTTGTGAGTTCATCATACAAAGAATCACTCAATAGTTGTTTGATAGTATCATCTATTTCTCCTTCTATTCCATATTCTTTTTTGTACAATACAGCATTACTTTTCAAAAAAGGTAACATTCCTTTCAATACTGATTCCACAATAGGATACTTTTTAGTAAATTCACTATCATTAGCTATTGTTGGTTTATCCGGTACAGATATTTCAGAAGGCTCATCACTAGGTGGTTCTTCCCCAGAAGATTCAGATGTTGCGGGTGAAACAGATTGTGCAGGCATATCAGGTACGATTTTTTTTACTTCATCACCACTAATTTCAATGTGAAACATTTCTCCATCAATCTGAAAAGAAGCTTTCAAATTACTATCTTTATCAAAGTCAATAGATTCTACTTTAATATTATTTGTAGCCATATCAATAGGTTTATTTGTATATTATATACAAATAAATAATAAAATTCTATCCGAATAATCAACTAAACAATCTAAAACATAGCATTAGGGCGATTATTTTTCTGCATAGACTCATCCATAGACATTTCGCGAGTGGAAGCACCGCCACGAATCCAACCGTCTAAAGCAGCCTCTTCAACAGTATGGGAAGCGTTAGTAACACGTTCCTCCATTTTGTTGTCGGTGGGGTACAAAGCATAAGCAGCAAAAGATTTTTCCATAATAGTGGAAGTGCTCTTTTTATCACTAGACCATTCACCTTGTTGTAATTGAGACTCTAATGCAGGGTCACAACTTCCGCGTCCTAAATAAGGAACAGTTTTGAAGGGTCTCTCAAAAAGTTGAAGTTTCTCTAAAGCACGTTGTTGTTCGGATTTGATAAGTAAAAGGGACTCGGTATCCACAACATTCCCGTTCAATCCATTTCCATTAGTTAGACCATTGAAAGTCATAGTGGGTTGTTGAACCGCAAATTTAACGTGGTCATCAGAAACATTTTTGCTAAAATGGTCAGTCAACAAATAGTTAGAATAATGAGTGTTGGATGTATTGCGCTGAGTTTGGTCTGTAGAATCAGTACCAATGCGGTCGGTATTGTGAAAGGTATAAGGAGAAAGAGATGCCATTATAATATATGAATATTTATATTATAATCAGAGAATGTATTTTCAAAAGAATTCAAAAACAAATAAAAAACAAACCATTGAGAACCTACATTCCTAAATGATTCAAAAGATTGGAAAAATTAATTAATATGTCTAGCTAAATTGCGTGCGCATGCAAATTCATTACCTTCTTTACAGGAAATCATACTACCATAGCAGAATTCGGCAAAAGCGGTTTGGTCGTTGGGAATCATAGTATTGGGATTAGAATTGAAAGGACGCAAAGATTGTTCAAACTCTAAATTACTGCCCATATCGCCAAATAATTTATCGGCAATATCAGGGTGGTCGGGATTCGCATTATTGACTAATTTTTTAGCTTGTTTCATAATATCATTTTCCACAATTTTGTTGTAAGCTGGCGGAGCAGGTTTTTTATTAGGATTGTAATCATAGTCAGTGACTAAAACATTGCCAAAAGGGTTGCTAGAGTCGGGGGTATCAAAAACATCAGTAGGTATGGGCATATTATTCTCTCGCATATAATCTAAAGCAGGATTGGCGAAATTTTCTTTCATGTCCCCAGCAGCCCGTTTGTTCTGTTTTTTATCTTGTTCTTTCTCGTGGAAATAGTACAACACATATATAGCCATCATAGTAATGATGCCTACTAACAAAATTCTGAAATTGTTAGAATATAAAAACACGACTAAAGCTAATAAAAGAACGGTTCTCGAAACCGCATTTAATTTTCTGGAATAGGACATATTTTCAACTGGGTAAAATTCAAACATATGTTGTTTATCTAATAATACATTCGGATTTTTAGACCAAAAAGGAACATCTTTGGATTTATGTTTTTTTTCTGTTGGTTGGAAGTCTTCCATGTTCTCTTTTGCTGGGCAAAAATTCTCTTCGGTAGTTTCGCTATCAATATGAGTGGGTTCAGTTTCCTCGTCTTCATGTTTATTGGTAGTTTTTTTCTCATATTCAATTTCTGCAGATGGTAGTGAAGATTTCATTATATTTAAAGTTATATATATAGTATAAATATCTTTTTGTTATGTATTTATCTAATACACAACAAAAGTGACTAAATAATTTGTGATAAGAAACAACTATTTACTTTTTGAGTGCTGGTTCCAATATTCCAGGATATCTCTGTTTGATGCATTGGTCATCGATTTGTAAAGTTTCACAATCGATGTCTTGAGGTATTATTTGTAATACACATTTAGATTTTTCACCATACAATGGGTCCGTGCAACCATCTTCTTTTTTCTGAAATCGGACTTTTTTTGTTTTGTTCTTTTTCTTGTCTCGTAAAGACTTAGTACATCTAGAACGAAAATGTTCATATCTTTCTCTTACGATTTCGTACGTAAGACCAGATTTTTTATTCAACATAGCATTAACTGTTTCATGTAAATCGAAGATATATTTAGAAAAGGTTTCCCGAGATTTCATATGTTTCATCGTTAAAGGTAAGGTTTTGAAATTCTTTTTGAGATTTTCTCTACATTTACCACAGGGTAAAATATGTTGCATACTCAAAACAAATTCGCGATAATGTTTTTTATCGGCCTCTGTAGGTTGTACTGGATAATTGAAACTCATTGTGTGTAAAAAATGCCACATACCGGGTCCCCATACAGTTGTTAACATGCCATCTCCGCTATTGAATTCCTGTATATTATATACATTTTTTGATTTCATAGTTTGATTTTTGTAAGAATTCATGATTAGTTATATTTTAGAGATAAAAAAATAAAAAGCAAAAGTTTATTTGATAAATAATTCGGTCAATTAGGTGCAACTAAATCTAAATATAACATATAATGGCAAACATAGTAGATGTTGTGAAGAAGTATATTCGTCCGTATTATACGCACATACTCATCATTATTCTAGTAATAATCTTTGTATGGGCTGCTCGTTACGTATACAATCAGCAAATAAGCAAAAGTGAAAACTTTGATGTAGCAAATGACGTTATGGACAAGCGAACCCCAGGTGTGGTAATTTATTTTTTCCACGCAGATTGGTGTCCTCACTGTAAAAAAGCCCAACCGGAGTGGAACTCTTTTATGCAATCCAATGATGGCAAATTAGTAAATGGGTATAAAGTGACATGTGCAGATATCAATTGCACCGACGAAGAAGATGCGAAGGCAACGGAATACATTAACAAATTCGAAATCGACTCTTATCCTACCATCAAGATGGTAAAAGACGGAAAAACCATAGATTTTGAATCTAGAATAACAACATCTTCATTGAATAGTTTTCTAGATACTATGTTGAGCGAATAAATTAGTCAATAGTTTCCATAGAGGATTCTAGACAAACTTCATCAGCCTTTTCCATACCAATAGTCATAAGTTCTTTCCGAGTATCTTTCAAATTTATTGTATTGTATAATTCATTAAATATAGACGCATTCGGGTCAAATAATACTTCTTTATATAACGAATTATTATTATTATTATTATTATTCCTCATATTGATTTTACGTATAAGATTCATGAGTAAGGTGAGTATATAATCAAACAAATTGAAATTATCATTATTTATTTCATTATCTGATTTTTCATCATCGGTTACTATGCAAAACCCAATACCAATAGTTTCGTATTCTTTATGACCATCATTTAAACAAATATTAAGGGGATAATTATCAACAAACCCTCCATCACATAAATAAGTATTCTCATATAAATAGGGGGAAAAACAAATGGGTAAACTACATGAGCAATAAATGGCATCGACTAGTTGCCAATCCGGATGGGTTTTATGAGATATATTTACACTGTTCATAGAATATAGATTTGTACAAATGAAATGGATATTGATACCTGTTTTTTCATAAAAGGTTTTCAAAGAAATATCAATATCTAGTTCTTTACCGAGTAATAATGGTTTCAATATTTCTTTCATTATTTCATTGTTGAAAATCCCTCTGTTTTCAATGGCATTCAAAACCATAGTGAAATCAAATTTGAGTACACGATGCCATGGCCTCAAAATTATAAAGTCATCTAATTCTTCCCACGAATATTTTAAAGATAACATAACCGAAATGATAGTACCTATAGAAGTTGCATAAATATTTTCAATATTGTTAATATTCCATATTCCGCTTATAGATAATTGTTTTAATGCCCCATAAAACGCAAAGCCCGCAATTCCTCCACCACTAATGACTAAGTTTTTTATTGTAGGAACATAATCATCTTTATTCATAGTTACAATAACATTCGAAATATTTCTATATGTTTTCAATACGTCTAATTTATAGTGAATTTTTCTACAACCAATATAATAGATGTCTAATTTTTTGTATACAACAGATAAAGATACCATTGATAAGGTTGATATCGACTCTCTCTTTGAAAAGAAACAGCAAAAAGATATGAAACAATTGAATATTTTCAACAAAATATTGAATCGGATTCATAAACGAATTCGTTTCACAGGAAATACAAAACATAAAGATAAACACATATTTTTCACCGTACCAGAATTTATATTCGGAGAACCTTTGTATAAACAGGGTGATTGTATTGGTTATTTAGTCGTAAAACTAGAAGAAAATGGTTTTTTAGTTAAATATATGCACCCAAATACATTATTTATATCATGGGAAAATTGGGTACCCTCCTATGTTAGAAGTGAAATCAAAAAGAAAACTGGCAAAATTATCGATGAAAAAGGAAATATTATAGGTGATAAAAATGCACCGAAAGAAGATGAGGATGAGGAAGACGATGGCGATATCAACTCAAAATTATTCAATATGGGTGGTTCAACAAAGCAACAGAAAAAACCAGGAAAAGAATATACACCAATCGACCAATACAAACCGTCAGGAAGGTTAGTATACAACAATGACATGTTCGAAAAATTAGAGAAAAAATTGTAAAAAATTGATGAATTTGCATGTATTGTTTTTATTTGCATCAAAAATAATAATAATATGAATTCTATATTACGCAATTATCAAAATGAAAAACTCAATAATTATGTAGAACAGGTAAATCGGACGCACAGTCGTTATGAAAACTATACAAAAACAAGGTGGAGATTAGAAGACAATTTGAAAAAAGTAGACGAACTATTTTATTTGTTGGGTAAAGAAAATATGGACACAAATACTATTGCTCAATGTGCTATATGCATGGAAAATTTAACAAACAAAACGATTGTTCAAACAAAATGCAATCATAAATTTTGCTATGATTGCATTGAAAAAAATAAAAAATACAATAAAAATACTGGGAATTTATGTGGAATATGTAGAGAATCAATATTCAATTGATGAATTATTTAGTTTCCTTTTTAGATACGGCATTTGATGAATCAGGCATTTTCTGATTTTTTTCCGTCCATTTTTTAGTATTGTAAGCATTAAGCTGTAAATATTTATCTCTGTTATTTTTCCAGTAATCAACCTTTTTCTCTAGTGCTTTTTCCTGAGGAGTTTTGGGATACACCTGAGTTTTTTTAGTTTCCATGAGCTTCAAATCTTTTTCACTCGCAGACGGTTTCTTTCCAAAACAGTTTACACCAAATTTAACATACGGGTTTCCAATATATCCTCCATTAACACCTGGTCTACCGCAATTATTTCCTTTTTTCTTACTCTTATCGCAAACACCTTCGTCTAATTTTTGTAATTTTTCCCAGGTTTCTTTCTGTGTAGGAAATAGAGCCATTTGACCGTCAGACCAGCCGTAATTGCACCATTCTGCACCATTGTTGTATGCAGCTTCCACCTGTTCGTAGGTAGCTAATTTTGCATCATAGGATTTGCAAATAGCCTTTGCATCGTCATAAGTATATAAATTATTGGATACATTAAATACTTCTGCTTCCGGGTCAACTACTTCTGTATCTTTTGTATCGCATTTTTTATCCTCCTCTTCTTTTTTATCCTTCTCTTCTTTTTTTGTTTCTCCTCTGAAATAAGCTTTTATTTTATCGAATATTTCATCAAAAGAAACACCAAATAGATATTTGAAAACATCAACTATTAAAACAATGATAAACAATGACCATGCTATTGCTTCAACGATAGATACAGATATAGGTTTACTTTCTTTATTCATAGGAATCCCAAACATATATACGACTAAATACAATCCAATCAATATAAATATTGATGTAATAACTGACGCAGGCTGATTGACATAATCTGTCAATGTATTGATGAATTTACCAGTAATATTACTATCTTTATCGTCAGTTTCCGCGGAAACAATATTGTATACAACTAAACCTAATATCATGAAGAAAATAATATCTATTATCATGCTTACTCCCTTACCAGATGTGTCTGCAGTAGCTACAGTCTGACCACCACTTTTATAATAAGAAAAACCAAAATAAACAGCTAAAAATCCGATGAATATCAAAATATTATTTGTTGTAAGTATTTTACTAATAGTATCTTGAACACTATTGGATGTATCAGATATATCTTTTTTGGCACTACTATCCTGAACACTAGTGGTCGTATTAGTTAACGTTTTTTTGGCACTACTATCCTGAGAAGCAGTAGTATCTACATTTTTTTGTTTTTCTAAATCAGTATTATCCGTAGTTTTATTAGTTACATTTGAAGTAGAATCGGTTGTAGTACTCATTATAATGTAATAGTATTATACTATAATAAGTTATTTTTTTTACGATAAAATAAACAGTAGGCCATAGGAGAAATTACAGCCTCTGGGCTATTTACCTTTTCTACTATATTGTCGTTATAATGAACCCAATTGTTTTCAGCATTTTTAACAAAGGCAGTATAATGACCTCCAGATACATTGCCCATATGGTTACAAACTCCAAACAAATCGTATTTATATATATGTGAATTGTAACCACGTACAAATGGTGATAAATCTAAATCATGTATAGGAAAATCTACCTTATTTGCTATTTTTTGCGTACCATCCGGACTAAATCGTTGTAAAGCAAACACTACAATATTTGGGAATTTCCAAAAGGAATATTGTTTTTTAACGTCTTCTTTAGATTTTGTTTCTTCATTATACCATGCATTTTCCCCTTCTAAATATTCTGGTTGCGTGAACAATTTCAGACAGTCATATAATGAGTTTGCGACTTTACCATTAAAAGTAACTGGAATATCTAATACAAAAAAACTTTCTGGAATAATAGAAAGGCTTTTACCAGTACTCTTAGAAACGAGTTCAGAAAAAGAAATACCATAAAACATTTCCATAATTTCAGAATATTCATTTGAATAACTTTTTTTCAACATTTCGTAACATTTCATAGCTAACACATCAGTATTATTCACTGGTTTCCCATTTATTTGTATATTTACACTACGGGAAATACTATTATGTATACACTCAATAAAGAATTGCAGAAATTCTGGCATATCGTTTTGTGCCCAACCAGTGAAAATATCTCTTTTTTTTTGTTTTGCAATATGCTGTACATTATTTACAAATTTCCGAGGTGCAACTACACCGTTTCCACTCCACATAACATTACGTAAATCATCCCACTCGTTAATAATAGATGTATCAGGAAGATTTTCTTTCAAATGACGTTTGTAAGTATTAGAATCTAAAAAATGATTTAATTCATAAGTATTGTTTAAAACCTGCATACATGCATTCAAAAAACATGTGTTGCCTAAGTTTTCTAGTCCAACTAAGCCCTTTTTATGGTATTTGGATAAATCCATTAATATGTTTAGAAGAATATATAAACAAATCTTTATATTATTCAATTAATGGATAACAATAGAAATAGAAGAGCAACAAATTTTGAAAATGATTTACAAAATTTACTGTCTGATTATTTAACGAGAAATTTGAATAATACATTTAATAGGGAAGATACTGGTGAAGATAATAACAATAACGCAGAACAAATTTTTGATACTTACAGACAAAGTAATAACAGTAATCCGTATTATAATTCTTCCTTTCCAGAAAATCACGAATATTTAAGAACAATAAATCGTATAACAAATACCATGGATAGAGCAATGACAACTTATCAAAATAATATGACGTTGTATTTGAATATTATGAATAGAACAATAATCAATCTGAATAATCGTGAAACCAATCGAAATCAA